ATTCTCAATTAACTTAGATGATGCCATTGCAGAACAATGGCAACAGACATACGGATAGGAAACCAACATGGCAAAAGTAAAGCGCCAATCAGCCGCCGAAGTACAGAGAAAAGCAGAGAAAGCAAGAACGTATGCTGGTCAAAAACCATCTACTGCTGGAATGTACGGTGGAGCAATACCTGAATACGCAACCGTTGAGGCTGCTCAAAATCTTTCTCGCGGAAAAGCAAAAGGACTTGGCAAGGTTGTTCGTGACCTTGGGTTCCCCACAAAAGAAGAAGAGCAAGCAGCTGTAATGATGTCTAACTCCCGTGCTGCAGAACTTGAGCGCAGCGCAGCTCGTGCTAAAAGCGCAGAGCGTCGTGGACAGGAATCAGCTAGTAATGCTCGTAGGAACAAAGCTCTTACTGGACGCGCTTCTGGTGGAATCATTGGTAAGGGTGGCAAGAATGTCAACCCTACCTACAACACATACTAAACTTTAACTAAAGGATACCATGGCACTTTCAATCGAACAGATTGCCGCACGAGTTGACTCGTTGCGCTTTCGTAACTCAGACAGGGACGCACGCAACCTTGATGTCCTTGCTGTCCGTAAAGGTCAGATTGCCAGCGTATATCCTGACTTCTTTCCAGATGGAGTAGATGCCAATGTCGTTGCAAATTTTATTGACATTGTTGCTCGAGACCTATCGGAAGTTATGGCACCTCTGCCAGCCGTTAACTGCTCAGCGGCAAACCAAACGAGTGACCGCGCTCGTGCTTTTGCTGATAAGCGTACTCGCATCGCTAGCAATTATTTCGCTCACTCTGACTTGTCTGTTCAAATGTACTCGGGTGCGGACTGGTACATCACATACGGCTTCCTACCATTCGTAATTGAATTAGATGCTGAAGCTAAGCTTCCTCGTATTCGCCTAGAAAACCCAGTGGGTGCTTACCCAGAATTTGACCGCTATGGTCGTTGCATCGCATTTGCGAAGCGTTACCAAATGACACTAGGCGAACTCGTTGCCCAATTCCCTGAGTATGAGTATTCACTCCTTGGTGGACTTGGCTATAAGCAAGACTTGAACTCTCTCATTGAGATGGTTCGTTACTATGATAAAGACCAATCAGTAATCTACTTACCAGATAAGAACAACCTTGTATTGTCATCTGTTAAGAATCCACTTGGTAAGATGATGATTGTTGTCGCACGTAAGCCATCCATCGATGGAGAACTTCGTGGACAGTTTGATGATATTCTAGGTATTCAGTTGCTACGCAACCGCTTTGCACTCCTTGCTATGGAAGCTGCAGAGAAGTCGGTACAATCTCCAATCGTACTTCCACAAGATGTACAAGAGCTACAACTTGGTGGAGATGCTGTTATCCGTACCAGCAACCCAGCAGGTGTACGCCGTGTAGAACTCACATTACCACAAGGCGCATTCACGGAGCAGACGCTGCTCAACCAGGAACTACGAGTTGGTGCTCGCTATCCTGAAGGACGTACTGGTAACATTGATGCATCGATTGTCACGGGCCAGGGCGTTCAGGCTCTCATGGGTGCCTTCGACACTCAGGTCAAATCTGCACAAGCAATCTTTGCTAGCGCCCTCCGTGATGTAATTCAGATTTGCTTCCAGGTAGATGAATTGATTTTCCCACAAGAAAAGACAATTCGTGGCGTAGATGCAGGGGCTCCATATGAAATCACATACTCACCCAAGAAAGATATCAAGGGTGATTACTCTGCAGATGTACGCTATGGAATGCTTGCTGGTCTTAATCCTGCTCAAGGTCTTATCTTTATGCTCCAGGCTTTGGGTGGTAAACTCATCTCTAAAGATATGGCTATGCGTGAACTACCGTTTACCGTCAATGTTAGCCAAGAAGTTGAGAAGATTGAAATTGAAGAGATGCGTGCTGCATTGCTTGCTTCGCTCCAAGCTTACACACAAGCTATTCCTCAGCTTGCCGCTGGTGGTGGAGACCCAAGCCAAATCGTTACTAAGATTGCACAGGTAATCAAGGCACGCCAAAAGGGACAGGCTCTTGAAGATGCAGTTGAAGAAATCTTCCCTGCACCACAACAACAGGTTCCTCCTGCTGGCGCACCAATGGTTGAGCAACCGTCCCCTGCTCCCGCTGCTCCGGCAGGAGGCGCTCTTCCTACCGCAGGACCGGAAGCGCAAGTTGAACTACCACAAGGTGGCGGACAGCCTGACATCATGAGCTTACTTTCTAGCCTAACTGGTGCTGGAGAAGCAAACGCAAGCGTAAGAACAATTCGTCGACGATAATCTAGGAGGGGACAATGACTACGATTATTGGTATCGAATATGATGACAAGTCTGTCATTGTAGCCGATAGCCGTGTAACAGATGACGGTGGTAGAGTTTACTCACACCCAGTTATGCGTAAGATTGCAAGACGAGGTTCATTGCTTATAGCAGGAGCTGGTGAAGTTGCACCCTGCGACATAGCCCAGAATGTATGGGTACCACCAGTACTTACAGCTAAAGATAAAAAAGATATATACAAATTTATGATTGTGAAGGTTATGCCTTCACTGCGTAAGTGCTTAGTTGACAATGGTTACAACTTTGATGAGGCTCACGACAAGAAACAAGACGGACAACGCTTCCAGTTTTTGATTGCTTGTGGTGGTGAACTCTTTGACATCGACCAAGATTTGGCGGTGATGAAGAGTGAAGAAGGATTCTACGCCATCGGAAGCGGTGGTGAGTTTGCTCTTGGAGCGCTTTATGCGGGCGCTGATGCCATCAAGGCTATGGAGATTGCATCTAGAGTTAGTGCATTCACATTCCCGCCCTTCTACCAAGAAGAGCAATCTAAGTGAGTAAGTTCGCAGAAGCTATCGATAAGGCAATGAGAATACTCGCCGAAGAGTTAGAAGATTCAGACAGTCAGATATGTACTGGCTGGGTACTAGTGAGTGAGTGGAGTGACTACGAAGGCACTAGGTACTTAATGACAGATGTAAGTGAGAACATGAATCCTTGGTTAGCCAAGGGTATGCTGCTATCAGCAGAAGAATATTCATACAGTCCAGAGGAGGATGCTCGTGGCAATAACTGAAAATCGCGGTGGTGCTAATGGCGGTCCACAGTATAGCCCAATGAATGTTAACCCTTTGGGTGGCAATGGCCAGAGTGGTAATATCGATTACACTGGTTTTGAATACGGCATGAATAAACAAATTAACGAAGCCCGTAAAGCAGAACCAATCAAAGCTCCGTCACCTCGTGCATTCCCTACACCAAATGTTTCACCATCTGCTATCGTAACTCTTGATTCCCCACCACTTGACCCAACTCTTCCAATGACTGCTGGCGGCAGACTCGGTGCTGGAGCGGGAGAAGAAGCTCTCGGACTACCTGCTGTAGTACCTGGCATGCAGATTGATAGTGGCGTAAACGCCCTTCGTGCAATGTACATGCAAGACCCAAACAATCAAGATTTGCGTCGTATGCTTGAGTACATAGATACTAATGGTGCTGTTTAATGAGCAAACCAGGAATCAAAAAGAATCCTGACGGCACATTCACAATAGTAGGCGCTCAGGAGCGTACACTTACACAGCAACAAGCTGACTATGAAGAACTTCTGAAGTCTGCTGAGTTGCTACCAGGTGAGTCAGGCTTCCGTGCTCGTGAGATGTTGCGTACAAACCCTACTGTTTCTGGTGGTTTACTCTCTAGTCTTGTAGAAAATGGCGCTATGCCAAACAATAATCTCGTCAATTCATTGATTGAGATTGATAAGATGACACAAGCAGAGCGTGCAAAGAGCCAATTCCTTGAAACACAACGTGTTGCTAACGAAAAATTTAACAATACTGTGAGAGGCTGGCTTTGGTCTGGCGTTAAAGGCTTCACTCGTGGAGCAGTGACCCTACTAGATGTACCATTTGAACTTGCAGGCGCTGGTATTCGCGCCACTAAGGCTGACTTAGACGCAGCACTTCGTGGAGAACTTAACTTTTTTACACGCAAACCAACCGACCCAACCAAGACTCGTGAAGATTTAGGTCTAACTGGTGGACCAGAAGATGTACTTGCCCAAACAAAACTCTACCAAACTATAAAACAGTGGAGAAAAGAAGGCAGAATCGACATGGGTGCTGGATTCACCGTCGATGAGAGTGCTGGGATTGGGTTTGCTGCACGTAATGCTCAAATGAAGGTAGCAAAGGTACGTGTTAAGCTAGATGACGGTCGCTCATATGACAGACCATACAGCATA